TATACATAGACCTATTTTGCGGAGCAGGCGGCACATCAACGGGCGTAAACTCCGCGCGACTGAACGGCGAACAATGCGCCGAAGTTATTGCTTGCGTCAATCACGATGCGAATGCGATTGCCTCTCACGCTTCAAATCACCCCGAAGCACTCCATTTCACAGAGGACATCAGAACGCTGGAACTTTCCCCGCTCATTGCACATTTGGAGAGCTGCCGCAAGCAGAACCCCGGAGCGTTGGTTGTGCTATGGGCTTCGCTTGAATGTACCAATTTCAGTAAGGCGAAAGGCGGTATGCCACGCGATGCGGACAGCAGGACGCTCGCAGAACACCTCTTCCGTTACATCGAAGCAATCAAGCCGGATTACATTCAGATTGAGAATGTGGAAGAGTTTATGAGTTGGGGCGAAGTTGACGAGAACGGCAAGCCCGTTTCAATGGATAAGGGGAAGAGTTACACCCGTTGGGTGCGCAATGTCAAGAAGTACGGCTACAAGTTCGAACATCGCATATTGAATGCTGCCGACTATGGAGCATACACCAGCCGCAAACGCTTCTTTGGTATATTCGCAAAGGCTGGTTTGCCAATCGTATTCCCGGAGCCTACCCACTGCAAGGAAGGTTCGACAACGCTTTTCGGGGACTTGAAGAAGTGGAAGCCAGTCAAAGATGTTTTGGACTTCGAGGACGAAGGAAACACTATATTCCGCGAAAAGCCTCTTTCCGAAAAGACGCTGGAACGCATTTATGCTGGGCTGATAAAGTTCGTTGCAGGTGGCAAGGAAGCGTTTTTGGTGAAATGGAACTCAATGAGCCGCACGGGAAAGTATCAAGCACCAGGAATTGACGAACCTTGTCCGACGGTTGCGACGCAGAACCGCTTGGGAGTTGCGAAGGTGTCTTTCCTCTCGAAGCAGTACAGCGGACACCCCGAAAGCAAGAACACTTCGATAGATGCCCCGGCTGGCTCAATAACCTGCATTGACCACCACGCTTTTGTTTCCGCATACTACGGGAACGGACAGAACCATTCGTGCGAAGCACCTTCGCCGACGCTGACGACGAAAGATCGCCTTGCGCTCATTCAGTCGGAATGTTTCATCGATATGCAGTACGGGAACGGCACAGCAGCTTCCGTAGAAACCCCAGCGAACACCGTAACGACAAATCCGAAATTCAACCTTGTAACGGTCAAACGCTTCTATTTGATGAACCCGCAATATAAATCTGCAGGCGGTTCGGTAGATAAGCCTTGTTTCACTCTAATAGCCCGTATGGATAAAATGCCGCCTTATTTGGTTGCTACTGAAACGGGCGAGGCTGTGATTGAGGTCTATTCAACTGACAGCCCAATGACGGCTAAAATCAAGGAATTTATGGCACTCTACGGCATTGTGGATATTAAGATGCGTATGCTGAAAATTCCCGAACTCAAAAAGATTATGGGCTTCCCCGAAGACTATGTGCTGGTCGGTTCGCAGGCAGACCAAAAGAAGTTCATCGGCAACGCCGTAGAAGTGACTATCGCCCGTGCTTGGTGTGAGGCTCTTTGCGACCAATTATCGAGAACGAAAATCAAAAACATAGCGTAATGGACGATAAAATTTGCGTGAAAATCAGCGTGTATAAGGGTTGCTGGGTTGAAGAAGTCGTTTACTACCGCTACAAACTACCTCTTTGGCTTGTGGAGAAATGGAAATGGTATTTCGAGTATTTGGCTGCTCGTATCAAGGTAAAGAACCCGCGACGCAAGGTTGAATTGCTCATCGTAGCGTGTGAAACTCCTTGTGGAGAGGACTATATCAGTGAACACGCAAAGAACTTTTTGAGAGCAAAGAAAACCAAGTTGAAAAAACTTCGTTCGGGGCATTACGAAGATGATTTGTTCGGCTGGGCTAAAGAAAAACGCAGCAAGGAGGAGGAAGCAGTTTTAGAAGAGATTGAAGCATTAGAACGCGGGGAATTCAAATATTGGACACCCGCAACATACATCAACAAAATCAAGAATTGGATATGAAACTCAAATTGAAATGGAAGTACGCCGAGGGCGAATTTGATATGGAAACGATGCAGCTTCTCTGCATCAAAGCAAGAGGTAAACGAATGTGTGGCCCCGACGAGATAGATGCAGAACTCTGCATAAAGGACGGAATGAATTTCACTATTGCAGATATTCATTTGGGTGATGTGGATAGTTCAAATACCCTTTGCGAAGAGATTGCAAGACGCTGGAATGAGTTCCAGGATTGGCACGATGCGGAGAGCGGCGAAGAGCCGCCCAAAGACGCTCATTGCCTCCTGCGCGTTGAGTACAGCGACGATGAGGAGGGAACGCAGGTGGACTACTTGACTGCTGTTTGGAGCGAATACGGCTGGACGGAGGACTATTTAGACCAGATTGCAGACAATTATGCAGCGTATAAAATCACACACTGGAAACAGATTATCAAACCAAAAGGAGCAGAGAAATGAAAGCAATAACAATCAAGCAGCCTTGGGCGAGCCTCATTGCAACCGGGCTGAAAGACATCGAGAACCGCAGTTGGAAAACGAATTATCGCGGTCGTGTACTTATTCACGCAGCGGCTTCCCCCGTCAAGGAAGGACTTGCCGCCCTCAACAACAAGCAGTTGTTTGAATTGATGAAGCGCGAGAATTGGGAAACGGAGTTCGAGAACCTTCCCAACGGTGCTATCGTCGGCAGCGTCGAGATAGTGGATTGCGTACAGAACCACCCTTCAAAATGGGCGCAGGAAGGTTTTTGGCATTGGGTTTTGGCTAACCCGGTATTGTTCCCCGAGCCGATTACGGGCGTAAAGGGTAAACTATCCTTTTGGGAGTACGACGGCGATCTGCCGCAACAGAAGAAAGAGACGGAACAACAACTACAAACCGAGCCCGTCCAGCCAGTGAAATTGCCAACTATGGAAGATATGCGCGAAGCTGCCTTCCGCAAGGAGGTAAAGGACGGTACGCAGAAGATGATTGAGCGTCTGACGCTTGATGAACAGATGAAGGTGTCGTTTGTGCCGCTTCTCATTACGCAGTGCGCTTGGGTGTACGCTTACAAGTCAATGGAACTTGCTGCACGGGATAAAATACAAATCTTGAAGAAGTTGAGCCGCACTCTCAAAATGGTTCATCAGAAGTACGACGAAGAGTTGCGCAGGGAACTCGATTGGAAGAGCCGCACCCGAATTGAGAAGCAGGCAGACGAGTTTATGAACGAAATCGCCCGCGATATGACAATACTTTACTTCACGGTACGACAAGAGATTTTGCGTTGCGCTCCCGAATATCCTTGCGTTGAGCAGAGAACCTATGCCATTATCTCGTTGCTGTTCATAGGCCTGCTTGAAGAGCATAACCGGGAAATGGATATACTGCTTGCAGAGAAATTGGCCGACAAGAACCTTGCGGAGAATGTGACCAATCCTCTTACGCTTCACCTACGCACGGGAATGACCGCCTTCGCTGGCGTGGAAGGCAAGTTTAATTTTGAAAATCAAAACATCAAACTTGCTATGCGAGTTGTGAGAAAACGTTTGAACGAGGTTAAGTATTCAGTAATTGAAGACTGACGTATGGAACACAAGGGGAAAACACTCAAAGAGTGCGCAGAGGAACTTTCAGAAGCCGTCGCACAAGCGAAGGCCAATATATGCGAACTTTTGCAGATAGAAGCCGTTACCGCTGTCCTTGAAGGAACTTTCGAGCAATTAACGGAGAAGTTCGACGAAGCGTTTGAATTGTTGAGAAAACTCCAAGCGAGCATCGAAAGGATAACGCCGAGGAAACAGCCTCGCAAACGCCCGAAGGCATTCTACCGCTCCAAGATGAAGCCTTACCGCAAACGAACATCATACAAATCGCGCTGGTATTGGAAGCGAACCCGCTCAAATCCTCGTCGCTGACACAGCGGGGAAAGGGGGACTATAGGGGGTTAAGGGTTAAAAGTACAGTATCTGTAATATTTCACTACTGTAACTGCCGTTAATCCCCGTTTTTTTTCTCAACAAAACAACTTAAATAACTGATAATCAATGAGTAAGAAAAAGATTATATCAAGTGTAACTGCCTCAATACCAACGAGAAAGCTGGTAAAAGTCGATTATGTCATAGGGATTGACCCCGATGTAGAAAAGAACGGAGTTGCCTTCCTGGAATGTGCTACGAAAAGGCTCGAAGTAACCTCGCTAACCTTCCCCGACCTTTTGGACTTCCTTCGCTCGACACAGAGACAAGCCGAGGTGCTGCAAAAGAACCTTCGCGTAATCATTGAAGCAGGCTGGCTGAATAAAGCCCATTGGCATTTGACATCGAAAGACAGCAAGCAGAGTGCAGCAGCAAAAGGCAATGCGGCTGGGAGAAATCACGAAGTCGGTAGGAAAATCGCTGAGATATGCGAGCATTGGCAACTGCCTTACGAGTTGATTAAGCCTCTTGCGCTCAAAACGGGAGGCGTAAACCTGTGGAAAGGCAAGGAGGGAAAGATAACACACGAGGAGTTGTCAGCCTTTACCGGGATAACGGGAAAGACAAACCAAGAAGGCAGGGACGCCGCTCTGATAGCGTGGACTTGGGCGGGCTTTCCGATGCGAATTTTGAGAAAATAAACCAAAAGGTTGATATTTTGCCCCGTAAACGATTACAATGTAAACGGTTTTGTGTAAATTTGCTGCAAAATTGGTATTACAAAAAGTTTATACAATGAAAACAGAGCAAGTAAAACTCTCGCAAGTGAAGGTGAACGGGGAAAACCCGCGTTCAATCACTACTGACAAATTTGCCAAGTTGGTAAATTCAATCCTCGTGTTCCCGAAGATGTTGGCTATTCGCCCCGTAGTTGTGGATAACAAAATGGTTGCCCTCGGAGGCAATATGCGCCTTCAAGCGTTGAAGGCTATTGCGAAGATGTCGCACGGCGATATCTGCAACCGTCTTGGAACAATCAACGACTTCTTGAAGAAGGGTGACGGAGAACGTGAAAAGGTTGTATCGTATTGGGCTGGCTGGCTTCAAAAGCCCGTTGTTGAGATTATCAACGCAAGCGAACTGACCGAGGACGAGCGCAAGCAGTTTGTTATCAAGGACAATGTTTCGTTTGGTAATTGGGATTATGACGCACTCGCCAACAAGTGGGACAACAACAGCCTCGGCGATTGGGGTATGGACGTGTGGAACACTAACCCGACAGCGTTTGCGCCTATTCAGGGTGCGGCTTCTCCTTCTGCACCCGCTCCGGCTATGCCCGACGCGAGCGAAGAGGACGACCCATCAGCAATGTTCCAGGACGCTCTACCTCCCGAATTGCAGGGTGCAGACCTTTCGCCTGCTAACCTCCCGAAGATACAAGGCAGTGACGAGACCGCTATGGAGCGCGTGATTATCGTCTATCCTAAAGAGAAGTTGCAACATCTGTGCAGCCTTCTTGGTATGCCTACTATCGACAAGGTTGTGTATCGTCTTGAAGAGATTATGCCCGAACTCGCAGAGGAGTAACCGATGACATACGACGAATACATACGCTATCACCTCGGCGGCGATGCTGGGGTTGAAGAAAAAATGATTGCTTCCCTCTCGGCTTACTTCCGTTTGTCGAGGTGGGACAGCTTTCGTTTGGCGTATTATTACACAACGACCTATCATATCCCCAGCGCATTGAAGTTGCTCCGCAATCACAACACCCCTAAAGGTGATTTGAAATTCAGAACTGACCGTCGTTATGTGCGTATTGGAGACAATTTCAGCCGCATTATGAAGCAACTATCACCGAAACTGCTTGAAGACCTTGACAGAGCAACAACGACGACCGAGCAGTACAACATCGTTTCGGGCTGGTACTTCTTTGGGCGTTACGCTTCGTTCCTCTTCCTCGAAGTATGGGCAAAATTGAGCGGTAAGCAAATAATTGACGACCTCGCACTGAAATTCGAGCAGGAAGAGAACTACACAAAGGGTGCGGAGATAATTGCAGGAACGCAAGATAAGGCAGCATTAACGGCATTTATAGAGCGAGCCAAGACCGAAACCCGCGACAACGTGTTTTCGCTTGAAACAAGCCTATGCGCCGTAGCCAAGTTGAAGAAGGGGACGCGCTGGAACGGGTTTTATACCGAAAGGCTCTTGACGGACATAGCCGGGAGCGAGTGGGAAAATCTAATCATAACACTGCTATGACAACGAAAGTGATATTTGTCGCGGGCGTACCAGCGACGGGGAAAACAACGCTCTTCAAGCGCATACGCGAACGCTTGTTTGAGCAGTGCAGCGAGTTCAAGGACGGCAAGGTGCGCGGCATTGAGAACGGGCGTTACAAAATGTTGGGCGTGTTTGACGGTTCGACCTTCGAGGGGACAGACCGTTTGAGTATGACCGTTATCGACGATGCTATCGGTTACATTAAAAGGCTGGAGCAGGAACCGGGACGAAAGGTCGTGTTCGTTGAAGGAGACCGACTATTCAATTTCCGTTTCTTGCAGGAAACGCGGGCAAGCCTCATTTTGCTCGATGCAGCCCCGGAAGTGCTTGCGCAACGCCACAAGGAGCGCGGTGACAACCAAACGGAAACCTTCCTGCAAAGCCGCAGAACGAAGGTTGAGAACTTCGCAACCAAATACCGCATTGGTAGAGCCTACAACAACACGCCCGAAGATGCGGAAAAGATATTTCAGTTCATAATCAAAACAGCAGAGCAATGGGTTGGAGAGTGTACGACCACATAAAGGACGACAAGGTCTTGAAGGATATTTGCTACAACTGCGGCAGTGCTTCCATAAAAGGCACTTATCCGTTCTTTCGCCGTATGAT